TCTTGCCCCAGCGTCGGCCAGCTACAACCACGCGGAAACGATGGTGGTCTTGGTAGACCTCCATCTGCTTCGGGTGCAGCGTGAGGGAAACTTTTGGCGCACTCATGAGGTTTCCACCACTTCGTTTTCATCCCCTTCGTTGTCATCGTCCAGCTCTTCTGGCGTTTGCACGGCTGCGCCTACTGACAGACCAAGGTCGGCTTCGTCCCGGTTGCGCAGCGCTTCGAGCTGTTCGGCCGTCAACTCCATGATAGTCAGCTCTGGCAGGCCGTCTTCGTCGATGAAGTCCGCTTTGTCCAGACCAAGAACTGCCCAGCGCTCTTCACGAACTTTCTTCAGTGTGGTGGCGGCGATGTCGAGCGCTTTGAGGTTGGCAGTTGCCACGGACACTGGGTTACCGCCCTGTTTGGCAGTAAGGATTTCAGACCATACAAGCTTGCCCAGACCGGCAGCCATCTTGTAGTGGTCTTCCTTGGTTTCGCGGATGCGCGCAGCGGTCACGGACACTTCGTCGATGGCTGCCGCAGTCACAGCCTTGGCGACCTCGCGCTTGTGCGCTTCAGCTTTGGAGCCACGCTTGATCGACAGCTTGTCGAAGTGGCGGCTGAAATTCGATTTGTGCTTGCCGAACTTGGCGGCAAGGTCTTCCAATGTGACTTCGCCGGATTCCCAGAGCGCTTCGGCTTCGGCCCACTGCTTCGGGGTCAGTCTTGCGCCGGGCTTGCCGACTGCTTTGGTTACTGGCTTCTTTGCGGTCATACGAAACCTTCAGGCAAAAGGTGGGATGTCAGTTATGGACGTCCATATATCAAACTTCACGCACTTTAGCACGCTCTTCGAGACTACAGAGCAATGCAGATGCCAAAGCGTGTGATAGGGAAGCCCCTGTAGCGATGCACAAGCCGTCCAAATGGGTGAAGACGACCGTTGACGCCCCTGAAGCGTTTGGCAGCGTTAAAACCGTGTCACAGCGGCTTCTGAGTAGGTCAATGGTCGCCCCGGGCGTGTCGCAATACCTCAGAACCTCATTTTCGACCGGGATGCCCAGAAGGTCAGCGATTCGCCGGTCACAGTCCCAACCCGGGGTGAACCCTTCACTCGTGACCCTGACTTTCACTTCTGAATCTGCTTTAGCCATTCCGGTGTCCTCTTCTCTTGGGGTTTTGAAAAGCTCTTGGGGTTTTGGTGGTCCGCCTATAAGTATTTAATTACTTGTATTTAAGTAAGTGGTTTTAAGTAATTAAAAGACTTATAGACGAGGGGTCAAAACCCCAAGAGGTTTCCAAAGCCCCAAGTCATTCGATTTCATCACCGGGAGAGGTAAGAATCGAAGCCAATGAACGTCGAGGGAAATACCCAAGCCCCAACGGTGTCGGTGTAATGGTTTGACGCTCCCGACCCCGGCGCGTCACACGCGGTCCTTTCACTACCAAACCCTTGTTAACCAACGCCCGGAGCGAGAATTGGAAGCTCTGTTTCGTTGGGGTGTAGTTCATGCGGTCAATAATCTGGTCCAAGTCCAAATCGGTGCCGTCAGAGTTCCCGGGGCAGATCACCCGGAGTTGTTCAATCTGCTTTTCTGTCAGCCTCATTCCCAGTCCTCGTCCAAAATCATGGGCTGGTCAACCGGTTGACGGTCAAACGCCGAGATAGGGATGCGTTTTGGCAGCACGTTTTCATGGTCCGGGTTCTCGTAGACCCCGTAAAGCGGGCTCGCCAACACCAATTGCTGCAACGATTTGAGCAAATAGCCAACCTCCATACCGTCCACGCGGCTGGTGCCGTTGAAGCGGTTGTCGCCGGACTTCTCCATCGAGCTGAAGGTGAAGTAGTGGTGGCGCATTTCCGCGACAACCTTGGCCTTAACCTTATCTGGCATTGCGTTCAGCTCTGCCATCACCCCAACGTAATCGCTTGGGTTGCAGTCGAACCAACGCCGGAACCACTGAAGGCCAACCTTGTAGTTCGACGAGCGCTTTGGCTCGGTGAAGCGGATACCAGCCTTGGCAGCGAACGGGTTGAACTTCGACATGGAGGACTGGAACTCAACCAGACGCTTCCCGGTCATCCGCATCATGATGTTCTGCATGCGATACGCGATAGACGCCCCGCGATACATGGTGTCGAGGACAAGACGGCTGTTGGTGCAACTGTGCTGGTTGATCCACTGTGCGCGGTAGCGATTCATCAGCGGGGTGTCGCGCCCGCCCTGATTGGGCCGCAGATGCTCGAACAGGCCGTTACGACCGGACGACAACATCTTCGGCACGGTCATCACGCCAACGCCAATGGTTTGCCCGTCCAGCACGCAGCGGTAGATGCTCGGGCCAATGCCCAAGTTCTCAGCCTTGTAGTGCAGCTCGTGAAGCAGGTTCCAATCAGCGATTGTCCCGCGCTCAACGTAAATATTCGGGAGTAGGGAAAGGGAATGCCCTTCCGGGCACTCCCTGCGCTCGATCAGCATGTCTGGGCTGTCAAGAACGATCACGTTTGCCCCCTTTGTCTTTGGACGGCTTAGACGGCTTCTCAGGGGCTTTGACAGCTTCGACCAATGCGGCGGCTTTCTCGTCGACCGGCTCACCTTTCTCAGCGGCCGCTGCCAACTCTTCTTCAGCCGTCTTCAGGTTTGCTTCGTCGATGATTGGCTGACAGACGTCGAACAGGTGTCCTTGTAGGTAGCAGAACGCTTCACTGTTCTCAGCGTCAACCGGAACCCCGGCGCGATCCAGAATGAACAGAGCCAAATGGCCGACTTCGTGACAGAGCGTGCCGTAGTCGCCGTCGAAGATGCCAATCAGATAGACCGCACCACCGGCTTCGTTCGTCAGTGGCGTGACGCAACCCAAGCAGCCGTCGATGAACTCAGTGCCTTCCTTGGTGGTCGTGAGGAAGTCAAAAATCTGCTTGTATTCCTCGCGCTCGGTGCAGACGTAGAACGCCCCGCCGTAAAGTGGGATTTCGAGGTGGCGTTTCTTGTTCGGCCACTTGAACTTCAGGACTTTCACATTGATGGATTTCATTGCTTGTAACCCTCTTCTGATTGAACGATGGCGATCTTCTCGCGATAACGCTTGTCGATAAAAAGATTCGGCGCCAGATCGTTCACCATGTCGGTGTGCGTCGTGGCGACAATCAGCGTGGCGCCCATTTTGCGAGCCATCTTCTGAAGGTTGAAGGCGATTACCTTGGCGGTGGTCCGGTCCAGCACGGCGAGAAACTCATCCGCGGACCAAACCGCGGCGCCAGACTCGATGATCTTTGCAAGCCGGAATCGGTAGCGCTGGCCGTCAGAGAGTTCCTTGGGCCGGCGAATGAACAAGTAGGCGTCGTTCAAGCCCGCAATGGACAGATAGCCCAGCGCTTCGCTTGTGGTTTTGCCGATTTGGTCGATCAGTGGCTTGTCGAGCAGCTCCACTTGGTCGATGTCGGCGACCTGAAGACCTGCCGCGGACATTTGATCGCACAGCTCACGCAGAACGGTGGACTTACCGGAACCCGACTGCCCGGTGACGTAGACGATGTCACCCTGCTTGATTTCCAGCTTCTGCTGGTCGAAGACGACAAACTCTTTGTCATCCAGGCCAAGGCCAAATGCCTCGGCGATTTCCAGCACGCGGTCGCTTCGGTCAATGTTGGACTTGAAACGCTTGTCGATCAGGTATTCGGTCATTTGTCGGACTCGAAAAAGGCGTCGTAGACGCAAATGATGAACGCGGCGGCAAACACCAGCGTGGCGATCAGAAACAGGCCAAACAGAATGCACGCGCTCTTGACGCACACAACCACCGGCTTCCAGAACACCATGACGAACGCGACAGCGATGAGGGCTAGCAGCCAGTCGATCACTGGGCACCTCCCCGGGCGTAATAGTCCTTCGAGAACTGAACCAGCGCTTCGGCACCGGTCAGGCTGGTCTCGGACTCGAACATGGCGATGAACCGGGCGACGTGGCGTTCATCAGAGCCGGTGATGGTTTTGAAGCCGAACACCTTGTCCAGTTTCACCTGACGTTCGTCGACCTCTTTCACCTGACGGGTGGATTCAGCCTGTTGGCTGTCGACGGCCACGTTGATGTCTGGCACGAAGGCGTCGAGGTCCAGTTTGCCCAGATCGACTTCGAGGAAGTCCAACTCCTTCTTGTCGAAGATGCCTTCGAGGTCGAAGTCGAGCGTTGCCAGTTCTTGCTTGAGCAGGTCGCTGTCAATGCCGCTGATGGCGACCCGGTTGTCTGCGAGCCGCGCCGCCCGCACCTGTTCAGGGCTCAGGTCACGGCGAACCAACACCGGCACCTGCTTCTGGCCCAGACGAATAGCGGCAAGCCGGCGACCGTGACCCTTGATGATGGAGCCGTGTTCGTCGACGACGATTGGTTGATCCCAGCCAGTGGCTTGAATGGCGTTGGCGATCTTCTCAACCTGCGCCGGGTCGTGAGTCTTCGAGTTCAGATCATATGGAATGAGCTTCTCGATGTCCCAGACTTCGATTTGCATGGATGGTTTGCTCATTGCACTTTACCGTCGAGAAAGGTGAGGAATTCGTGAAGAGTCATGGATTGAGCCTCTTCGTCGGGGATGGTTTCGAGGGCGCGATAGTCAACCTCGTCGTCCACATACGGGAAGTCGTCCAGATCAGTGCTGTCATCCATACTCATACTTCCGTGCGATTGAGTAGCCAGACCAGAGCGTCACCGGCGTTGATCAGTGAGTCTTTTTCGTCGAAGCCCTGAAGACGCATGACCCTTTCCAGCTTGTCGCTCAAGCCTTGAACGTCTTCAGTTGGAACGCGAAAGCGCATGGTCTGGTGAGTTTGCACAGCCGGCGCCGATTCTTTCGGTTTGCCCGCCAGCATATCTTCCTCAGACATATCCAACAGGTCGAGGTCAATACTGACTGAAGCAAAGATGTTCGAGACTTCGCTATCGCTGAAAGGCAAGAACGACGTCAGGTCTTCCACGCTACCCAGCTCTTCCAGCAGTCGGGCCAGCGCCAGAGTGTCGTCACTGCCGTAACGGGCATTGTCCACAAGACCAATCTCTTTGGCCTTCTTGTCGGTGATTTTGCCCAAGTTGAAAATGGGCACCGAGGCGAGACCAACACGAACGGCAGACTGTGCCCGGTGTTCGCCGCCCAGAATTTGCAGAGTGCCGTCAGCGAGTTCGCGGACAACGATCGGTTTGAACATATCCAGCTTCGAGACGGACGCGTCGAGTTTCTTTTCGAGTTCCGGCGAGCAGGAGTTGGTGTTCCATGGGTTCGGCGCAAGACTCTTGGGGTCGGCCGAAGGATATGCAGATTGGGTCACGGGTTGGTTCCTTTCGAATGGTGGAACTGTAGGAGAAACGTGCCTTATACTAGCGCCACTTACATTTCAAGGCAATTGACATGATCACAGTCACCATCGCCCATGCCGCTGTCAACGCCAGACTTCACCAAGCCTCCCGCGAAGTGAAGCTGGAAGTGCAGCAAATTCTGTCGTATGACGTGCCCGGGGCCGAACAGAGCGCCGCTTTCAAGTCCCGTGGATGGGATGGTCGAAGCTCGTTCCTGAACTTCCGCGACGGCACCTTCCCTGCCGGCTTCGTTCATCTGGTGCAAGCGCACCTGACCCGACGCGGCTACAAGGTCAACATCGTCAAGAAGCCCCTTCCTGAGCTGCTGGGGCCAGAGAAGCCCGTGGTCGATGCCTTCGGCGACGATCCCGACTATGACTATCAGGATGACACCGTAGAGCGTCTGTGCCGTCACGGGAAAATCATCGCCCAGATCGCAACCGGTGGCGGCAAGTCCCGCATCGCGAAGAAAGCGTTTGCCCGCGTCGGCCGGCCGACTCTGTTTCTCACGACCCGGTCGCTCCTGATGTATCAGATGAAAGCCGCCTTCGAAAACGACATGGGCATTGAAGTGTCTGTTCTTGGCGACGGCCAGTTTGGCTCAGTCAGCGTGGACGCAGAAGGGCGCGAAACCCGCTCTATCAAGCGCATGACGGTCGGCATGGTGCAAACCCTGAACGCCCGGTTGGAAGTCATGACCCTGCAAGGCGAGTTCGAGAAGGTCTATGACGTCATCATCAAGAAGGAGCAGGCAGAGTTCACCGCGAAGAAAACCGCGCTGAAGCTGATGAAGGTCAGCTCTGCCGATCAAGCGCGCATCTTGAAAGAGTTCGCCGAAGAACAAGAGGGCAACCGGGTCGACGCCGAAGGCATCAAGCGCACCGCAGCGGCCAAGGTGAAGAAGCAAGATGCGATCCGCGCCCAGACTGTCGCCCTGTTGGGCAAGTTCGAGCTGGTGATTCTGGAAGAGGCTCACGAGGCATCTGGCGCCGGGTTCTACGGGATCATGAGTCACTGCGTCAACGCCCACTACCGTTTAGCCCTGACTGCAACGCCGTTCATGAAAGACGACCAAGAAGCCAACATGAAGCTGATGGCCGTGGCCGGCCCAGTTGGGATCAAGGTTTCTGAGGAAATGCTGATCGACCGCGGCATCCTCGCGAAGCCATTCTTCAAATACGTCAAAATGCCGACACCGGCCGCGAAGTTGTTCCGGGGCACCGCATGGGCCAGCGCTTACCGTCTTGGCGTGGTTGAGTATGAATCACGCAACGATGCAATCGTGGCAGAAGCAGTGATGGGTAAATCCTACGGCTTGACGACCATGTGTTTGATCCAGCACAAGGCTCACGGCGAAGCGCTGGCGCGCAAAATGACGGCTGCGGGTCTGCGGGTCGAATTCATTTACGGCGAGAGCGATCACGACACCCGAAAGCGCCAACTGCGGAAACTGGCTGATGGGATGCTGGACGTTCTGATCGGGTCGACAATTCTCGATGTCGGCGTGGATGTGCCGGCCGTGGGCATGATCATTCTGGCCGGTGGCGGTAAAGCCGAAGTCGCCCTGCGTCAACGTATTGGCCGTGGGCTGCGCAAGAAGAAGCTTGGCCCGAACGTCGCTTTCGTCATCGACTTCATGGATGTTGGCAACGATCACCTGCGCGGGCACTACTTGCAACGTCGGGCAATTGTCGAAGGAACAAAGGGCTTTGGTGAGAACGTTATCCCTGACGGGTCAGAGTTTTGGTATGAGGCGCTAGGGTTCAAGAAAGTCGCGTAAATACAGGGCTTTACCAAGGGCGCTACGGCGCCCTTTTTGTTGGCAGATTCACTGGAAGGTTACAGATAAGCAAAAATGTCATACTTTTTCGTCTATACTGATCACATCAACTTTAGAAGGGCTTCAACATGAGCAAAGACAGCGAAAAGCGGGCGACGATCACGTTCACCGATGAAAAATATCTCGGGAAGATTGCAGAGTGGGCAAAGGCTCACAAGCTGACCCAAGGTGAAGTCATCGAAGTGCTTCTGGACAACGTCTATGACGTTGACGAAATGGCCGTTCGCATGGACGAACGTCGTGAAGCGAAGATCGCTGGCCGCACCAGTATCCGGGCAATGATCCAAAAGACCAAGGGCATGTCGCCCGACGAACGCAAACAACTGATGGAGCAGAAACGATGAGCAGAACAATTCGTGGCACCAAAGCGGCCGGTTTCGACTTCTGGTCACGCCGCCCTAATTCCGGCAATGGCTTTGGCCCGATCACCAAACGTCTCTGCCATCGCGCAGAGCGTCTGCAAGGTCGCGTTGAAGTTCGGCGACAAATGGAAGAACTGGAGGTGTGCGATGCCCAAAGCTGAAATTGAAAAGCGCTTCTATCTGACCATCGTCACCAAAAGCGACACCCCGCACCACAAGACGTTCTGGTTTGGCCGCGCTGACATGAAAGACAACCTGCGCCCGATCAAAGTTGAAGCGAAGAGCGGCAAGGAAGCTTGGGAGCGGCTGGCGGAGTGGGAGAAGTCCAAATGATCACCCTGATGGCTCTGTTGGTTCTGCTGTGGTTCGCGTCGAGCGGTTCACGGTTCTGGCCGTGGATGGCAAGCCGGACGTTGTGGCAATTATTTCTAATGACCGTGGTTCTCACTCTGTTGGTGTGGGCGGTGTTGCAGGTAGCGGGGCTCGGTCCGAAATGAGAGTTCTGATTACTGGAGGTCGTGACTTCGTCAACGCCGAACTGATTTATCGCTGTCTCGACCAAGCCCGGGAAGCTCTGGGTATCACCGAGATAATCCACGGTGACGCCCGGGGTGTCGACAGCATCGCCGGGGCTTGGGCTCTTGACCGTGGCATCACACAGCACAAAGAGCCAGTGCCACCAGAAGACTGGCAAAGACTTGGCGGAAGGGCGGGCAACGCTCGCAATTCCCTTATGCTGCGAAAATGGGAACCTGACGTGGTAATCGGGTTCCCGGGCGGCACCGGGACTACAGACATGGTGCTGAAGGCTCGAAAGGCCAAAATACCTACTTACATGACTTGGTCGGCCCGCTGGGCAGAGCTTGTCGAGACCGCCCACAAGCCCGCTGAAGGTGTTTTAGCTGTTTAGCGCTGTCGTCGTCGGGATCAACTGTCAAAACGTCATCACGGGCGCACCGTAGCGCCCATCTGGGGAATTATGAACGCAACAGCAAAAGCGCTGATCTTGAAAGCCCGGGGCTTCGCTCTGGGCGCCCATGCCGGCATGGGTCAGGTTCGCAAGTTCACCGGCGAGCCGTATCACAACCATCCTTTCCGTGCCGCCGAAATGGCTGAAGCCCACTACTGCGATTGGGAAGTGATTTGCGGCTGCTACCTGCACGACACCGTCGAGGATACTTGGGTCACCATCAAGCTGATTCATCAGGAGTTCGGCCCGGTGGTTCGCCGAATCGTGGAAGGGGTCACCAATCCTGCAACCTTGGGGAACAGTCCGGACCTGAACCGGGCTCAACGCTTCGCCCTGAACCTTGCTCACCTGAAAGAGCAAGACCACGGCTCCAAAGAGGTTCGGCTGTTCGACGTGTTCGACAACCTGCGGGACGCCGAAGTCTGTGACGCCAAGTTCGTGAACATGTTGTTGGACGAGAAGCCAATTGTGCTGGAGGTTTGCCGCGAAGCGAATTATGCGGCCTACGGACTGTGCATGCGCCGGATCGACGAAATCACCGCCCACCTGAAAGCCCGGGGCGAACTGAAATGAGCCTGAGCAGCATTCCTGAAGCCTGCCGGCTGGCGCCGATCACCGTTTGCACCTTCTGCGAAGGTGAGGTGGACTTCATCGACGACTCGGTGATTTACGGGCGCAGCTACGGCAAGAAGGTATATCGCTGCAACGGCTGCGGGGCGTTCGTTGGTGCCCACCCGGGAACAATCGTCCCTTTGGGCACACTCGCAGACGGCAAACTGCGGGAAGCCCGCAAACGGGCTCACAGCGCGTTTGACCATATCTGGAAGGGCGGCAAGAAGAGTCGGGGCGCTGCATACCGGTGGCTGTCCGAGAAACTGGGCGTTCAGCGACACGTCTGTCACATCGCATGGTTCGACGCAGCGACTTGCGCCCGTGTCGTGGAATTCTCAACCCAATACCTGAAGGCGCATGGACTATGAAAATCGCCATATATCTTGCGATCTTGTTGTCTATCGGGCTAATCGGCAGAGCTTGCAATGGCGCATTTGTCAGCGACAAGTTCAAGCCGGTGACCCGGTCTGAAAACCTCGACCGTCTCCTGAAAGAGTGCGGGCCGACCTGCCTTTCCAAATTCACCAAAACGGAGCGCCCGCAATGAACGTTCTCGACATGATCAGAAGCAAGATTAGCGGAAGAAACGCTGGCAGCATCAGCATCAACGGGCGCAGCTACTCGGGCAACAACATCACGATCAGTGCCGGTGGCATTGTGACCGTGGATGGCATTGTTCAAAGCGGCGCCGCTTTGGTCGGCCCGATCACCGTGAACATCACCGGCGACATGGAACACGTCAGCAACACCAGCGGCGACATCAACATCACTGGCGATGCGAACATTGTCATGACCACGTCCGGCGATGTTCGTGTAAAGGGTGACGTCAAAAAGGACGCTTCGTCCACGTCCGGCGACATCACTTGCAGCGAGATTCACGGTGACGCTTCGACCGTCTCTGGAGACATTTCGAAGAAGTTCTTCAAGTGACCGACTATTACCCGATACCGGGCTATCTCAGGACTGAAGACCTGTCGAACGCCCCGACGCTCATGACTGACGGCTGCCCAACCGAATATCCAAGCTGGTATTACGTCGCGCTGCCGGTCGACCACCCAGACGCCCGTGTCTATCCGAACAACATGACCTCCTACTGTAAAGGGACTGAAGCGCATGTCGCGCTCAAGCTCTACAAGGAGTTGATCAAAGCTGGGCTGCCAGTGCTGGGTATTGTTCGAGTAAGCGAACACGGCGGCGCGGTTGAAGTGCGCAACGAGAACGGCAAAACAAACGGGACAGCGCACCATAACGAGGACTTTGGATCATGGTAAGCATAAACGACGACGACCGCTTCGGTGACGACGCGATGGGCCGAGCCATCAAGGCAGACTTCTACGAGAAAGAGGCGAAGGGTCGGGCCGCCCGCGTTCGGGTTATGGCTCAAGATATGCTGGCCGCGCGCTTTGGCGGTTACAAAGAGTCCGGCAGCTTGACGCCGCGCATGGTTGACGAAGCAATGGAAACAGCGATTCGCATCGCTGCGCGGATTTACGATGCGTCCATGAAAGCAGAGGTGCGCGATGTCTAAAATCACGACCGAAGATTGCCGCACAGCGATCAGCGACTGGCTGTTGCAGAACGCCGCCCTTGAAGAGTGGAAAAAGGCTGGTCTGGGTTATCTGGCGATGCGGGAGAATTGGAAACGCCGCTCGAAGGAAATGCGCAACGGCGAAGTGGTGCGGTCGTTCACTAACACCGAAACGGGATTGGCGTCAATGGACGCGAGCGTCGAGTGCGTCGAGACCAAGTCCGGCAACCTGATCGTGCGCGTGGATGCCGTATCCCAGCCGCCCGGGTTTCTGCAAACGCTGGCGATCAAGATGGCGCCCGAGCCCGAACCAGACCGCGGCCAAGACTTTGGGAGCTGGTAAATGACCCTCGACGACTTGAAACGCGCCATTGTCGATCACCTGAAAACCATGTCGCCGGCCCAGCGCTGGATCAACAATGGAATGGATGTCTATCTGGAATCTCTTCGTTGGTCCGTTCTCGACTACTCACAGGACGATTGCGGCCCGGACGGTGATACGAACATTCGCACTTACGGGATCAAGGGCGCTTCGACCGATGGCAAGCTCTCTGGTCGGGTTCGAGTCGTCACCACTCACGACGACGAGGAAATCAAGAAGATTGAGGCGGTCATGCCTGAAGGGGAGAAACTAACCGGCTCACAGCACGACTTCATTGCGCTCGCCCGGGGCGAAGCTGTTTGGCTTATGAAGCAAGCGCCCGATCCGAAAAACCATCCTGACTTTGGGAGCTGGTGACATGTTGAGAGTTTTCGAGCTTCACGAATACAAACCCGCGAGAAACAGCCCGTTGCCACACTTCGCCATTGCCGAGAGAAAGGGCGCCAGCGGCCTGTTTGAAGGCGTCACCACGGGCGACGATCAGCATGTCTGGGCGAACGCTGACGACGCAGCGGCGGTGCGTAACGTCATTGAAAAGAAACACGGGCTCGACCTCTACGTTCTTAAATTGTATGCGAACGGCGCTATTGAGGAAATCTCTTGGCCGAAAGGCACACCGGGGAAATCCCGGCTCGAACCTGAGCCGAAAGTGCATACGCCCGGTGCCGGGACGTGGTAACGAAAAAGCCCGCGAAAGCGGGCTTTGTTGTGGATGGTGGTTGGTTCACGCCCTTACCTGCGCCTTGAAGGTCGGCCTTCCCGTTTCCGGGCGCTCCTGAACTTCACCGCGACTTACTGGGTTTCTCCCGGCACTCAAAGCCAGACTCCATTTACAGCGAAACAGTGGCCGCAGTCCGAAGAGACGCATCATTAAGCCATTCGCCGCACCATCATTCTGTATTGCCAGCGGCATCTTAAACGGCTGACCCTGCACACACTACACAGGCTTGGACAGGCCCAGATGCGCAGCTTATTGATAAGACCCGGTGACCGCGAGGCTCCCCGCAACAACACGTCCATGTTGGTTCATCGGTGCTTGCGCCGAGGATACCCAAATCACGGGCAAAAGAAAACCCGCCGAAGCGGGTTGTCTAATCAGGCTCGCGGCTTATTGACCGGTGAGCTTGTCCTTGATGTCTTGAACCTGTTCAGGCGTCAGCTCTGGATAAACCTTTGCTTCCTCTTCTTTCTTGGAGGCTTCGCGCCCCTTCTTTCGCTTCTGGGCGCGAACATACGCAACTACCGCGAATACGACTGCGCCGGCAACTGCCGCGCCGATCAGAATCAAATCAGTATTGGACAAGATCATTTTTACCACTCCTGCAATGTTTAGAAGTGCCGAGGATACCCAAATCGCGGGCAAAAGAAAACCCGCACTGGGCGGGCTATCTAATTCAGGTTTCTATATGACCCATCGCCACCTGTAACCATTGAGACCGTTTCCAGTCTATTTGCTCTGGCGAGAACAGAAGTTTTTACCTTCCGCATCCGGTCGTTTATGCGATCCAGACGGTAGCGTTAAGGTTACGTTCCCATTGAAGCTGGTTGCGAGAGCAGGATTTGAACCTGCGACATGGTGGTTATGAGCCACCTGTTCTAACCGGGCTGAACTATCTCGCAATGTGTGGCTGGCAAGCTTGGATTCGAACCAAGGACCTATCGGTTAACAGCCGATTGCATCTACCAACTGTGCTACTCGCCAAATTCTAGTGCAACCGGCGTTCCTCGTGGGGAGCGGGCAGAACGCCGGTCTGATCAACAAGCGGTAGGAGTGGACCACTTGTTAACGTGAAGCGATTCTGCCAGCGCTTTTCCACACTGGCAAGCGTTTTTATCCTAAAAGTTTCACTTATCATTCAAATACACCAAAACAGGGCTTTCCCAATGTCTACAGACAGCGAGCGCGACCTTTACGTCGTCACCAAGCATTTGAACGGTGACAAGGACGTTGAACGCCATTTTGTTCAGTTGCCGCACTACAACGAAAAAGGCTGGTATACGAACGGCATCAGCATGAACGCTTTCCGTCACCGCATGCAGAAACGCCACATCAAGTCGCGCAAGATGGACGGCGACTGGGTTGCGCAAGCATTCCGGGTCAGCTTCTTCTTCACCGTCAAGTTCAAGTCGGACTTCGACAGCGACCAGAAAATCTGGGACGAATGCGGCGTGCCGGATTGCCCAATACTGGAGTTTCATCACGCTTCGCTGAAGGCGTTCTACGAACACATTGGCTACGACCCGAAGAAAAACAAACTTGCAGTGGAGCCCGTATTGCTATGAAAAGCCCATTTTCCCTACCTGTTCAAATCCCGTGCGGCGACCACGCCGGTGCGTTCGGCGCCGTGCGCAAGCATGACATCCACACCGGTGTCGACCTCTACGCGCCGCATGGCACGCCAGTCTTCGCGATGGAACCCGGCGTGGTCGTGGCGCTCATTTACGACTTCACCGGCGAGTGGGCCGGCAGCCCGTGGTGGAACTCCACCGGTGCCGTGATGGTCGAGGACGGCTCGGGTGTCTGGCTCTACGGTGAGATTCAGCCAAGTGAAGCGCTGAAGGTCGGCATGAAGGTCGACTGCGCCGACACGCTGGGTTACGTTCAGACCGTGCTGAAGGTCGATAAGGGCGCGCCAATGAGCATGCTGCATGTCGAGCGCTACACGCGGGGCTCTAGCGCCCCTATCAACGTCTGGTCACTCGGCATGCTGAAGCCTGAAAAGCTGATTGACCCAACCGGCATGCTGGCCGGCATCGACTACGGGCTCTAAATCATGGGCTTCAACCTGTCCAAAATCCCAGAGCGTCTGCGATCCGGTGCCGCTGGTTTGTATTACGCCGCGCACAAGTCACCAGCCGGCGAGTGGGTTGCCGTTTCTGACGACGATCCGAAGGACGACGTTCGCAACTGGTCAAACTTTGCGTCCGCGCTGAGTTCAGCTAAGACATGGTCGAAGTGGTGCCGGATTGACGCGATCATTTTCGTTCATAGTGGCGGGCGGCAGTATTTGGACATGGATGGGACAGTGATGGAGCCATCGTCAACGCTTGAACCAGATGGCTGGACCGGCGAAGACATTCTTGTCTCGCCAGATGGCTTGCCGACCCCGCCACGCTATGCAGACTTTGGGAGCTGGTAATGGACGAGACAATGGAAAGGGCGATCAGAGAGCTTTGCGCGTTTCTGCCGCAGTGCAACGGGCGTGAGGTCTGGAGCGAGTTCAACGTGCGTGAATACCTGTCGGTGACATCGTGGCGGGTTGTCAGGTCAGAACAGGAAGCCGGCGACGGCTTCGCTGACTTCTGGATCGAAAGCACGCTTGGCAGCATGCCCGGGGAGTTCCAAGTGCGTATCGACCTGACAACCGGGCGGCGGCTGGGTGTTTACTGGTCTGCGCAGAGTTTGACAGACCCCGAACTGATCAAGACGGCCGCCACGCTGCTTGACCTGACATTCACGCCGTTCATGGTTGATCGGTTGAGAAAGCAACAGCAGAGCCATATCGACCATCCTGACGCGGGGAGCTGGTAATGGGCCACAGATTTGTCAGCATTCCAAAGTCCTCTGAAAAGCCGCGCTTCTACCCGGCGCAGGAGGATGACGTTGGCGAGTGGGTTGGCGTCACGGGCATTAAAGACGTCGATTATCGCGACAACGTGAAGGCGGCCCGGGCCGCTGCCGCAGGGTTGAGTGACGCTGGCGCCCGGATTGACGCCATCATTATGGTTGACCGCACCGGTTCAGCGGCGCTGAAAGTGGAGGTCGACTCGGTGGAAACGCACAAGACGTTTCTTATTCCAGACAAAATCTTCGAAAACGAAGCCCGGTTCTACATCGCCGCACCAAACGACAACTTTGACAGCGCATGGACCGGTGTCGGCAAAGCAGAGGGTTATTGGCGCAGTTTGATGGAAGCGAGGTCTCAGGCTGAGCGTTTTATCAGGGAAGGTGTAAATGCGAGCAGGGTCATCAAAGTGACGAAGTCCGGTCGGGAATACTTCAACGTCACCGAAACATCCATCAAAAACACACATCCAGACTTTGGGAGTTGGTAACCATGATCACATCCGCAGCAGACTTTGAATTTGCCTTTGTCAGAACAGGCGAGGGTGAAATTGTCATTGAAATGAGCCCGAAGCATTACCCGGAATACGATCAGCATATTGGCGAGTTCGTAGCGCCGTTCTGGCCGAAAGACATCGTGATGGATGAAGTGGCAGAGCTGTCGTTCGTCATCAGTGAAGAGCTGACCGAAGAGCAGGTCAAGGAAAAGCTGGTCGCTGCCGGCTTTGAATACTCGCAGGCATATCAAGACTTAGTCGACGAGCATATGGGGCTTTGAACATCCAGTGGCAGTCCAGCAACCCGGTGACCGGCGCGAGCTATCATCGGGTTTTCTGTTTGAGGTGCATCATGAGCGAAGTATGGAAAGCGCTACCGGGTCACGTCGGTGTTTACGAAGTGTCAGACCTTGGGCGGGTGAAGCGCGTTGAGCGCATTCAGCCAGATGGTCGGAGAGTGTCCGAGAAAATTTTGCGCCAGACTCCGAACGGCGACGGGCATTTGCAAGTGAGCATCTGCCAGAGGCTTCAGACGGTGCATTCGCTGGTGTTGCTGACCTTCGTCGGGCCACGGCCGTTTGACGGCGCTCACGGGCGGCACCTTGACGACGACCCGTCAAACAATGCACTGGGCAACCTTGCATGGGGCACGCCCGTCCAGAACGCTCAGGATCGTGATCGGCACGGCTATCGGGCCAAAGACCCTGCACGAGCGGCGAGGATCGCCGCGAAGTTGAGGGCTCTTCTGCTCCTTGGCAAAGTGACCTACAAGGACATGGCTCAGGTGGCTTCTGAGTTTGGCGTTTGTCCGAAAACTGTCAGGCGGATAATGGTGAAATTGGGCGATTTTCCAATTGATAACTTGGACATGTAAGGAGCCGGGTTGCTGAATTCCTATCTGGTATAAGGACGACGTTAAAACCTTGGCAGAAGAGGAAGGCAGGGCCTTGAGGGGTCGCTGGAATCTCTAGGAGGTGACCGTTTATTGACGACACACCGGGGCGCACCGTCAATCAACTGTCAGTGGTCTAGTCTAGTGAGACCGAACCACTGTTGTGATAGTAGCAACGTTGACCCGGTGTGATGGTAACACCTGCACCGATATCTAACTCTTCGAGGTCACTATAGAAGGTAGTTTGACCATAGGTCTCGCTGTTATCTAACAGAGTGCTACCCCCTTGCAGGTAGTCTCTGAGCGATGCAAGCCCTTCGCGCACGGCATACGCTTGTGAGAAGTGCAGGTCTAGCGCTTGAACAACCAACGGGTTGACAGCGCTGTCATAGGTCGTCACAAGGGCGCCCGTGACAAGATCAACAGATCGGGTAAAGAACGGCTTTTCAGCGATGTCACCCGCTACCAGTGAGACGTCACGCAAGTGAATAACAAAGGTGAATATCACACTGCTAGCAGACGCTTGCGCATAGTGGTATTGAAAGAAGTTCACAGTGCTGCAAGCTTCTGCAATATGATAGTTATTAACAGTTACTTTAGACATTTGATTAAACCTCAAGATCAACAGGTGGGGAAACATACATAATATCGCGCTTTATATGCGCGTCTAATACCCAACCTACACTAACAGCAGAGAAACCAGCAAAGTGCGGGTTTAGTGCAATAACTTCGTTTGCACTATCAATACCGCTATCACACTCTACCAATTGACCAGCGAAGATACCGCAACCAACTTTAACAGCAGCACCCGCTAACACTAGAATGGGGTTGATTGAATTAACGCGCATCGCAATCAACCCCTTTATAGAACAGCACAACACCAGTTTGACCAGCCGCACACGCAGCTTGCAAGCGGGTATCACGTTTAGCTTCTTGCTGCGCGTAGCGGTCTGCATTCGCAGTGACGCGCTGTTTTTCAAGCATCACACGAGCAACATCACAACCGACAACCACAAGAGCGAACAAAGCGAGCATTGTGATAAGTGGGAAAGTTGAGCTTTTCATGTGAAACCCCTTGTAGGTAGTCGGGCAAGCTTGCCCGGTGAGTCTGCATTCTACGGCTAAACCGCACGCGCAGACAAGCGCTTTTCGCATGCTTTTTTGCTTGCTTGCGAAAGGGTAAAACAGGGGGCTTTCGCCCCCGAAGGTTGGGTCTTACTTTTTAGCTGGTTTCTTCGCAGCGGGCTTTACAGTCTCTTTAGCGGGCTTTGCTGGTTTAGCCGCTACTGGTTTAGCCGCTTCTACCTTCTTTGCAGCAGCGGGCTTCACAGCCGCTTTCACGGGGGCTTTTGCAGCGACCTTTGCAGGTTCTTTCACAGCCGCTTTCGGGGCTTCTTTGATCGGGGCAACTTTTGCAGCCGCTTTACCAGTGGTCGGGGCTTTCGCTACCGGGGCAACTTTTGCAGCGGTGGTCGGGGCTTTCGCTTTTGCAGCGGTGGTCGGGGCTTTTTCAGCTTTCACTGGTTCGAGCGGGAGCGCTTTTGCTTTACCGTTGAACAGCTCGACCAACAACTGAGCGCGGGCGTTATCTTTCAGAGTCAGCGTATCACCGCGTTTGCTTTTCAACACTTCGCAAATGTCGAGACTACGCAACATCATACGGGTTGAACTTGCTTGTGTGCCCGCTGTGCCCGCGCTGCAATTATACTTGTTGGTCAGCTTTTGTTTTTGGTCATCGTCGGTGAAGACGATTGCGTTAGAGAGCGACACGAGCGCGCTTTTGTTAGTGACCGATTGAAGACGAATCAGGTTCTCAATGATGGTGCGGCTATACGGGTCAAGAAGGGATTTTTCACCTTTAGCGAGACCGTTTGCAGTGTTGATAATCTTGACCGCAACTTTCACCGCTACAAAGTCTTCACGGTTCTGTTTCGCGTCGGTAATGGTCAGCGAAGCGAGAAGCTTTTTAGCTACCGGGTTGAAAGCGACCGAGCCGAACAAAGCGTCAAGGGCCCGGGCGTGGGATTTTGCATTGTTGATCGAAGTTACCAGATCAGCAGACGGGGCAACTGCGTTGCGGTCGGTCAAGGTGGTGATCAGCGCTTGCGAGAAGTTTTTCATTTTAAGACCCATTCAGTTAGTTGGTGAAGCAATCTGTGTTGCTTCTGGTGTCAATACTAGACCTTCTGTGTGCCATTACAAGCGGTTTTCGCATTCTTTTTTGCTTATCTTTTTCGCATGCTTTTCTTGACAGGGTGACCGCGTTGGTCTACTCGCGTGCGCTCCCGGTTCATCTAATTGTGCGGGCACTCGCTGGCACCATGCATGCGATACGAGCGCATGTGATTCAATCGGGCTTGATTCCCTCGTATACGATCTAATCGGGCTTGACTCAATCGCACCTGATTCAATCGGGCTCGATCTGATCGCACTCGATTTTCTCGCACGCGCACATTTCCTAGGACGTGACCAAAACTGGAGCCGGGCTGGAAGTCCGCGGAGCCGACAACACACAAACAATTCTGTGAAAAACATACGTTTCCGAGGCTCACGTTTGGAACTCCTAGGCACAGTAGGCCCGAAGCCCGTTAGGCAAACGGGTAGGCTGGGGTTAAGCAAGGATTCTTCTTGGTGATCGCGTTGCGTATCAGGCGGCGACCGTCTTCACACTGCACAGGGAGAACTTCAGGATATGGGAGCGGCTTAACCACACCGGGCGAACCACACCCGGTGAGAGTCAGTGCAACCAACAACATAATGGTTGCGCGTTGCATTACAGACCGCCCAATGCTTCGAGGGCTTTGTTAACGGCTGGACCCTGCAAGCGGTCGGCTGCGACCACAGTAGCAGACCCATACACCGCGCCCGGGCAGGAAGCATCATAGACAACCCACTGTTCGCCCTGTTCGGTCGGCACCTTTTCAACGGTGTAGCCGGCCGCTTCCAATGCTTTCTTCTTGGCGAACCCGGATACCTGAACTACGTCGTTGTTGCTCATTGTGTAACTCCTTCGAAGAAGCGCCCTGCGATAATGCGAGCGCGAAGTTTGTCAGTGCCAGACGCTTGGTTGTCAGGCTTGAATTCGTGTGCAACAGCTTCGGTTGGACTTGAGAACACGACCACGTAAGGGTCACCGTTGATCGGCTCATACAGCGAAGCACCGGGCTTGTGAGTGACCGCGTAGCAATCGTTGAACGTTGCACCGCTCTTGTTCACGCCGTGCAGTAGTTGCGTGCGAATGGGTGTCACGACGTTGGTGTTGTGCTGAATGTTCACGACTTCACCAGCTTGGTTGATTTGGTGCCCGCCCATACAAAGCCTAGCTCTTTCAGTTTGCCTATCGCCTGCACTTCTGCCTGTGTTTCTGACATTACGCCTACGATTGTAACTTTCAGTTCAACTGCGAGTTCACCAACCCACGCACCCTTCGGCCTAACGAACAGGGAAACCTCGACCGTATAGCGAATGGGCGCATCGGGCTGAAACATTTGACCCCGGGCCTTCTTCATTGCCTTGACTTGCTTGGTTGCGCGCTTCAGGTCTGCTTTCGCAATATCCTGTGCGTGTTCCCATTCAATCTGCGCCGCTTTCAACTCTTGTTCGAAGCGCAGAGCGCTTTCCCATTTCTTAAAGGACATCAGAAGAAACTCACTATCAGTTTGTCTTTCCCGTCCGGGATGTAGTAAGTCGCAACGTTGCTGAAGCAGATTGCGTAAACGCGTCTCCAACGACCGTTGAAGTGAACGCGGTAGCGAGTTGGGAGCTTGGAACCATAGCCGGTGCGGCTTGGGTTCTTAGGCGCTTCGGTGATGTCGAAGGGCACTTTTTCGTCACGGCATGAAGCCGGCGCGGTGCCGTGCTTCACATACGCTTTCATGATTTCACTGTCTTGCATGATCTTTGCCCCGGTGTGTTTCGAGGTGCCCATTGTCACAATACAGGGGTGGACATAAAAGCGTTTCGCTTGGCTGAATTGCGTTCGTCCGGGCTCATCCTAGGCATCACAACGACGCTAGGCTTTCGCCTAACGTGGGATTGGAAAGGAACCCTTCCAGTCACGTTCCATGCGGTCGAGTATCCTGTCGAGTGCCGCCTTCTTCCCGGTGATCAGGTAACCAGCCTGCACACCACCTACGCCCTGCGGCCAATCGCCCTCTGGGTAAATCACGACGTAATAAGCCCCGTCGTCTTTGATGCGGGCGCACATGCAATGCCCTTTCACCGCATCGTAGGATTTCTGCATTGCGATGATATTCGCTTGAACGCTCATTCTTGCCCCCGTGCAGCCTTTTCAGCGATGATTTGTTTCATCAGGTCTTCAATGCAGGCAATGAAGACATCATGCTTTGCACGGGGCTTCAGACCCAACCGAGCGGCAATGCGCGGGCGAATTGCACCACCCGACGACTTGAGCCCGACCTTTTCGAGCTTCAGCGCGCCCTTCCAAGAAGCGAGACAGAAATAGTTCACTTCTTCGGTTGCGCCCGGTGCAACAACGTTTGCGTCTGCTGGTCTGGTCATGTCGGTGACTCCCTGTTGGTGTGACTGCATTATGTCGCCCGGGAGGTGGACAACATAGCGTTTCGCTTGGCCGAATTTACTTCGTCCTGACAACACCGGGACTCATCCTAGGCCCGCGGCAAAAGCCCGAAGGCTCCTGCTTAGTCGTAATCGTATTGGAGGCTGTGACTTCCAAACTCCAAGTAGGTGACCTTGATGATGTCGCGAACATCGGAACCGAACGACTCCAGCCCAACGCCTGTGCCCATTGCCTGCATTGCGCAGTAGTGCCCGAACATTTCCGGGGTCAGCTCCCGGTCTGCATCCTTACGGTCATACAGCTCCTGTGCGTGGGCATAGATGCTCTGAATGGTGCAGCACCCGGTGTTGTCCAAGCACTTGGGAACCGAGCGATTCGCGGTCTGCATGTCCATGATCAGCACCTTTGCTGCGTTCACGGCTGCCGGGTCGGTGATATGCGGGAGCTGGTCCATGATTTCCCCGCGCATCGGGTTCCCTTCGTCTTCACGCAAGTCAGCATAAGCCGAAGCGAAGAACGCGAGTTCCATGCCGTGTTTGATTTGCTCAAAGGTGGTAGTCAGCATTATTTGTCGCTCCCGATTTTGATGTGACGAAGGTTCGCGGTGTTGAGCGGCACACAGTCTGCGGGCATTTCTTGCGGGCGCAAGGTGATGCGCGTCGGGGCGCTATAGCTGCGCGCAGTGTGACCGATCAGGTCAGTAGGACACTCGACCCAATATTCAGTGTGGGTCATAGCGAGCAGCATTTCTTCGGTCGACATTTGCCCGGGCTTAGAATGCGGCAGGGAGACCGACAGCTCATTCAGAGCATCACCGGTGATGGTTTGCCCGTAACGGGTCAGCAGCGCGCTGTCAGGGCCGCCCAGCACGTCATAGGTGAAGGTGTCGGTGCTTTCGTCATAGCCGGTGATGGTCAGTTTCATTTTGCCGCTCCCTTTGTTGAGGTGCCCAGTCTCTCAAGCCGGGGTTGGACAACATAGAGTTCTGCTAGGCAGATGTGCATTTGACCCTCAAGGTGTGGGGAGTAGGCGAAAATACTTTGTTGCGTTAAAACGCAACATCGCCCTAACGCAACAAGAAAATAGCGTTTGGGTATGGAAACGCAACATGGAAACGCAACATAACTTAATCGGCCTAGGCGGTCCTGGGCAATCCTAGGCACGCTAGACAACCCCGAAGGGCTCCTACTCAGATTCTTCAGGAAGTGTAGGAAACATCGCCGCTTGTTCGGCGAGGTAGTTCAGATCATCCCGGGTAGGAAGATCGTCGTCGCAACCGTCTTCACGGTCGTCAATATCAAATGGGTCTTTCACCGTTCACCCCAAAAGCGGCCGTTGTAGGAGAAATGCCCGACGCGCTTACCGTTGCGCAACACGGCACCGTCGTCTTTCAGGAACTCACTGCTACCCAACCCTTTCAAGCTGCGCCCGTGGGTTGATTCATCCCGGTAGCAGACAAGAGCGGCGCGACACTCTTTCAGCGACCGAACGTCAAAGAACCCGCGCCCGATCTTAATCGCCCATTGCGCTTTCATGTCAAAAGTCCCGATAGAGTTTGGTTGTGTCAATCCCGATGTTGAACAGGTCGACTTCGTCGTGATTGTCCCGGTTAGTGATACGAGAGGTCAGGTGAAAGCGTAGGAACTCGTTCGCTTCTTCGAGGGTGTCGAACGCATACGCGCCCAGAAACGCCGCTTCGCTTGTGTAGTCGGCGTGACCCTCTGCGATGTTGCAGCAGTCAAGCGCATTGAAGAACGCGACCACGAACGTGTTGCCGGTGTCTGTCCCGGTGAGGTAGCAGGTTCGATCAATCAACAGTTGGTCGATCACAGAGAAACAGTTGTCCCGAAACTCACAGCAGAGCTTGTCATTGAACAGGTTGTTCGCTTCGTCGTAAGAGACCTTTTTCACAGTCTGCTCCCGGTGTCGTTTAAGAGGTGCCCAGCTTGAGGGTCAAAAGGTGGACAAAACAGGGCTTTTTCAGGCAGATGTGCATTTTGCTCGAAGGCTCTAGGACGCGGGTTTGTTATCTTTTGGCTGTAGGGAGAAGACTGATCCTAGGCCATCCTTGGAATGCTCTGGAATGTCTAGGCATTCCAAGGACGTAACCACGAACCCCGAAGGGCTCCTGCTTATCCTGCTGCGGCTATTGCCTGCGCTTTCTCTTCGTCGCTGATGTAAACGCCCTTGTAGGAGCCGTGGTCATACATGTGCATCACCGCACGCTCTGACAGCTCAGTCACTCCTACCTCACCAGAGACCATACGGGACAGGTCAATGAAGCGAACTGTCAGGAAGGTCATGCCGAACTCTTCGTCGTGATCGGGCTCGCCCACTTGGTAGGCAATGACGATTTGACCTTCGGGCGTATAGGTGCGCCCGGTGTTGAACTTGATCGCTTTCATTGGTCATAACCCCGTTCTTCTTCAGCGGCTTGCTTACACAGATACTGCGATGCAACGAACTGGTTATCGAAAAACCCGTATTCACTGACAAAGTGAGACGAGTTGGGCTTAGAGCAGAGCAGCAGCTTCACATAGATGAACGAGTTTTCTTGAAGGTGGGAGGGCAACACGGCATAGATGTCGTCGCCCGATACCGCATAGAAGGTCACACCCTGCGGGCGGTGCGTGCATTCAACGATGTCGCCCAGCGCTTGAAGCTGGGTTTCAGTCAGCTCGATAACGCTGTTTTTGTTGTGCTTCATGGTGGTTGCTCCCGGTGTTCGTTAAGAGTGCCCATTTTCGACAGTTTTTGAAGGACAAAACAGGGCTTTTTCAGGCAGATGTGCATTTTTCGAAACCCAGCATTTATAGGGTCCGATTCACTTTTTCCCCTAGGCGGAAGATTCAAATTGGACCCCTCCTAGGCACCCTAGGAAATGACACGTTTTTGGCCCTCCTAGGCTGTCCTTGGCCTGCCCCTAGGATGATGCCTAGGATTGAGCAAACCCAATGAAACCGGGCACTTCCAAGGATTTGTCCTCGCGAGCTGCATTCTTTGGAAAAATCAACGTTTCCGAGGCTCATGTCCGTGTCGGTCCTTGGAGCCCCTAGGCCGTGAATAGGCAATCGCGTTTTGACCACTTGTATAGCCAGTGAACGGGGCGAAAGCTGATGGTGTCAGCAGGTGATTTGGGCTGGCCCGCTCTTTAACAACTAGGCGATGGACGCGTTGGAAGCCCAATGAATCCGGGGCTTGGCGACGATTTTGGATAGGAGGAAATAGGCATAGGACAGGCGCCGAAGGAAGGGGTAGGAAGAAGACAAACACAATAGGCTGGCGCCCCTACCCTCTTTGGTATTTCTCTACAGTGTTTCCCTATACGCGGGAGCATTCGAGGAGTGGGGTGTTGGTGTTGTTGCTGATGTTCCCGGTGGTCTTTTCTTCTACGTTCTGTGATTCGATTCTGGGCGTTTTGTGGTCGTTCGGGCTGTGACTCCCGGGCGTTCATTCTCTTACGTCATGAGCGGGCTTATAGAGAGTTTGAGCTTGTGGTTATTGGTTCAGGGCTCATTCTCCCCGGGGTTCTCTTCTTGCTGCTTTCTCTTACGTTTGGTGGAATTTGTCATCCCGGTGTTGGTTTCCGTGGAAAGACTTTCTCTTACGTTTGGCTCTTCAAAGTCTTCTGCTTCCCGGTTGAATTTCCCTCCCGGTGTTCAGCTCTTACGTTTAGGGTTGGCCGCAACGTTTAGCTGCGTTCTGTTGCGAATACCGGGATTTGTTGCGTTCACTTGGGGCTTTTGCATTTCACTTGGGGTTTTAGACCCTCGTCTATAAGTCTTTAAATACATCTACAAGCCTAATAATTAATCAATTGCTCGCGCCTGAACCTTTGGGCCTACGTTTGTGCCTCGGATAACCTCAAATCATAAAGAAAGGCCGGATTGCCCGACCTTTCAGTTTTAGAACGCGACCACGAAATCCTGTAGGTCAATGCGCTCGCTCTTGCCATTCTCATCCTTCCAAGTGAAATAGTGACTTCCGTTATCCCTTACGCGCATTGCGAGCCTACGGGGTCGGTCTGCCTTACGCCCTTTGCGAGTCTCGACGTAATGCGCGACTTCAACGTATGGCTTGGCGACCTTGTCGTTTGCATCTGTCAGCAGCAGCCCTTCGGATGGTGTGAACTGTTTGAATGCGGTCAGTGACATATTTGTATCCTCATAACGTAAATATGGTGGGCACTGCTCAAGTTCGCCCGTTATCCCTGTCTGTGTTGTTGCCGTTGGTCTTAGTGTGTTCTCCCCGTCGATTGCATCAAACTCAACCGACACACCGATTAAACCCTGTGGCGCTTGGCTAATAAAGGGTTTGGGTTGGCAAGAACCGTGCATCTGGTCGGGTAGCTTCAGGTAGTGACGGGCTCGTATAGCGCTCTGTGGGCTGCGTTCTCGGGTTTCTGCTACCGGTATGAGGGTGAACCCGGGAAAACGTCTTAAATCGCGTCTGGGAGCCCTTCCCGGGTCGGCCGCTGTGCCCGCGCTGGGCGTTCTGGTTAGCTTCTGACTACGTTGCGTTTAACGCAACAGGGTTGCAGGCGAAAAACCCTTATGCGTCAACAACTTAGGACGTGTTCTCGGGCGGGCTGTTGCGGGCAACGCAACAGGGGTCATTCTTGTTGCGTTTCAACGCAAAAAGCCCCTTTCGGGGCTTTTTGACTATCGGGTCAACTTAGTGCTTGGTCGGCTCTTTCTTGTCGCCGAACAGGGTGTCGAGCAAGGACGCTAAAGCTGGGTCAGTTTCGGCGTTAAACGGGACAATCCCACGAACTGCACCCGGGCCGCTACGTTCACGCAGCAGGGCAAGCAGGGCTTGACCTTCTGGGCTATCACCTTGAATCAGCAGCGGCTGACCCGGTGAACTGCCTACTACCTTTGCAAGCAGGTCAGACAGACGACGGCCCGACATACTGCCGCTGAAGGACTTGATGCTCTCAGGCAGTTCAGCTTGAGCCTCGCGGTCGGTGCTGATGTTCTTGGCGACATTCAGCATATGGTTCAGGTGCGAAAGCTTTGCTTCCAGAGACGAGCGATCAGCCGGCGACATACCGGTGTGGCTTTCGAGTTCCTTCTGCAACCCGGTCAGCAGATGACTGGTCAGCTTCAACCAGTCAGCGAAGCCGTGAGTCATTACGGCCGGGATCAGCATTGGATTCTCGATCAGGTCACGCAGACAGGTCACGCCCTTGCTTTGCAGGTCGGCGAGAATAGCCGGGCTGATGTCGGCGAAGCTGTCGATTGGC